CGATGTCAATTCCGTTAAATTCTGGCATTGGATGTGATAAAATATTAAATGGTCCAGCTGGATGAGGTCTCCATGAAACCTTTAATTCATCATCATCATTTAACATCCAATCTAAATATCCAGACTGTATTTGACTCTTATAATCTTTACTAGATAATATTCTACTTCTCTGAGCGTTTAATAGAGAAATATCAAATCTACTTTGTCTTGTATTAAGGAAAGCTTCTTCTATTGTTAATGGATAGTTTTGTATATGTAGATTATAAGCTTCATTGTCTCCAGACTTTCTGATAACTTCTCTTTCTTCAGATAAATTATCTTCAGCTCCTTGAACATCTTCCACTCCTGTTTGTATATCAAAGAATCCATAATAAGCTTTAGATGCAGGTATAAACATAGGTATAAGATTATACGCGTCATAACTATAATACATATCCATAAAATCTTTTGATGAAGCGCTAATATCACCACCTGTACCTCCAATAATAGGAACTCCAAATTGTATATTACCATCCATAAAACATGCTTTGGAAGACATGTATGCGTTTTTCAAATGTTTAAATTCTCCAGCTTCTTCAAATACCATTAATGAAGTTCTTTCACCTTTAAACACCTCTGGATTATCCATTGTTCTACATATAATCGTAGATTGATATCCTCCTATCTCCCATTTACCATCTCTATTCTTTTGTTTATATCCAGACCTCATAATAGTTTGAGTGTCCTTTAATACAGAATGTTTAAAATTTGGATGTATACCATTAAGTCCTTTTTTAGTTTTATCAAAGAACGCGTCAGCAGTGGCTTGTAATCCTGCCGCTACACCTATATCATTATATGGAAAAAATGTATATTCATGAGCAACCATACCAGAGTTCATATAAGAAAACCCTTTGTCCCTCGCTTTAATTACAATCATTCCTTTTCCTTCTTCTTTACATGTTTCAAATAAGTTAAAATACTCTCTATCCATTTCTCTATACCATGGGTGTATAAGAGATTTTCTCCCTCCTTTCTCTCCACTATTACCTAATATATAATAGAAGTTTAAATAAAAATAATACTTACCAGAAATCCACGGCATTCCTTTTGGTTTGAAACCACTGATACACCTCTCTTGTTGTTCTGTCCACCATTCTTGATAAGAAACAGAACCTTCTTCTAAATCAGGAAATCCTTTATTAGGTATAGGTCTATATCTTTGTGGGTCAAATTTTATCTTACCCATATCTTAATTTTTTTGGTTTATCAAATCCAAACGTATTTTTATTTTTTAACTTACTACTTTCTTTTTGCTCCATCCAATCTCTTAGATTAGTGTTGTAATATTGCATACTATATTGATTGTATTCCTCTGCTTTTTCCCAATTATTTTTTTTATAGTGATATGAATATCTTTGTTTTAAATAAATAAGATTATTTTTTTTCTTTTCTTGTTTGTTTCTTCCTTTATGATTAACTTGAATAGATTTATTTTTTTTATTAATAGGATTTGATACATTACTTTTTACTCCTCCAATAGATTTTCTAATACTTTTCATTACATTTCTTTTATTTTCTTACGATTCTCTAAGAAAGATAAACCTTTATCTCCAGCAATCTTTTGTCTTTCTCCTCTTCTTTCAATAGAATCTAATAAAGACTGTCTTGTTTTTAATATCTTTTCCACTCCAATCATAAGTTTTTGTAATAACTCAGCGTTCTCCTCATTTAAGAACATATTATCAATTAAGTTTGTAAATTCATTAATCTTTTTATTAAAAGCTATAAGCTGTTCGTCTAATGGGTCAAACTGTAATTCTTTATATTTATTTATAGCTAACTTCATTTCTGGTTTATTATGACCAGACCAAGAGTAACTATCATACAAATCTTTTGACACAGCTTTTATTCTTTCCTTTTCAGTATAATGCCTATAAGGACTTTCGTAGTCATATACCATAGCAATCCATTTCATTGCAACTTGTCCTAATTTTTCAGTATCTAATATAGATTTAAATTCTGGAACAAGAACAACGCCGTTGTCTTCTTTGTGTATATTTCCCTTTTTGTTTATTTGTAGTAAGTACATATTTAAAATCCTGTATGAATTAATTTAAAAGTATTTTTATAATTTATTTTTTTAGACTTTCTTTTATATAGTTTGTCTAATACATAATATGGATTTTCACAAAAAGACACCATGTTGTCTAAGAATATGAAATTATTATCTTCAATTTTACTTATCAAAGATTTCTCTTCTTTAATTAACTCGTTAAGGTCTTTATATTGTTTTTCTAAATAAAAAAATTCTCCCTTTTTGATTATTCTCCCTTTATTTCTGTTTATTATATTCATTTTACAAAGATAGTAAATTTATCGCTATGTTTTTTAATTAAAATACAAAAACAGAAAACCCCTCCGAATTGTGGAGAGGTTAACTGTATGAAACACGGAAATAAAGAGATTGCAAAATTACAAAAAATTATTTACTAATAAGGAAATATTGATGAATTTTCTGGAGGAGCTAATTCTTCAGGAACATCATAAGTTCCATCAACCATATTTTTTATATCATTACTATGGTTCTCTACCTCCCTATAAAATTGTTCGAACTTTTCCCACATACCT